AAAGCAGGCAATCTGGAATAAGGATGTAAACTTCTTAGCCAAGTATCATTTCCCTACAAATAAGGCTGCACAGAATCTTACTCCTTCTCAAATAATAATCATAAGAAAGATAGTATACTTGGAAAGCAGAAGAATAAACATATCTGCTTATACCAGGTATGGAAAGACTCAGATAGTGGCTATTGCTTTATGCCTTTTTCTAATATTTAATAAAAACAAAAAGATTAAACTTATCGGACCAACAGAAGACCAAGCAGGATTATTGAGAGATTATATGGGTGAATTAGTTATAGATTCAATAATTCTTTCAAATTTGGCAGACTTAGAAATGGCTAAGAAAGATAAACTGAATAAAGAATCAAGTAAAAAGAGGCTTACTTTCAAGAATGGAATGGAATATAGGGTAAATACTGCTCATGGTAAAGGTTTTGCTTCCATGGGCATGGGAGCTGACCTAGTAGTCATTGATGAATCGGCTATGATAAGTAGAGAATCATATACTAAAATAGTAAGAATGCTGGGAGACGATCCGGAGAATTCTATCTTGATTGAGTTATACAATCCATGGGATAGAGATACTAAAGCATTTGACCATTCTATATCAGATAATTTTGACAGAATCCAGATTGGGTATGAGGTAGGAATAAAAGAAGGCAGAATAACTAAAGAATTTGTAGATGAGATGCGAGATGAGATGACTTCACTTGAGTTTGAAGTATTGTATGAAAGCAAGTTTCCAGAGCAAAGCGAAGATTCCATATTCCATTTAGGAAAGATTAAGAAAGCTCCAAAAATAGGGATAGACTTTGAGCCAGGGATTAAGAATCTTCTTGACAAACTTGAGAACACAAACAAGTTTACAGAGTTCCAGATTTCCAATATCAAGAAGGATTTAAGCCAATATAAGGCAGTAATTTCAGCAGACATTGCAGACAAAGGAAAAGACCATAGCGTAATGTTCTGGGGTTACAGAAAAGAAAGATTTTATCAAGTAACAGGACATTACTCTGAGCCAAAGACTGAAAACATGGACTTTGCAGGCAGAATAATAAACAAGATAAAAGAAATTGGCAGAATCCTTAAGATAGAAGTAAACATTGACTGCATCGGTGTTGGAACTGGTGTTGTCAGCAGAGTTCGTGAATGGGTAAGGATAACTGCTTGCCATTTCGGAGAGGGCGCAATCAACAAAGAAAGGTTTATGAACAAAAAGGCAGAGAATTATTTCAGGTTAAAAGAGATATTTGATGATAACCATATTAAGACTTTGGATATAAGAGAACTTACTACCCAGCTTGTTGCTATGAAATGGGAATTTAGTTCTTCTGGCAAGATTAAGATAATTGACCCTGACGGATACAGTCCTGATTTTTCGGATGGATTAACCTACTTCATTTGGGATGATAAGAAAAGTCTTTCATTTGCATTTGGATAAATCCCTTTTCTTTTTTGCTCAAGCATAATCATATTTATAAACTCTTTCTATAATTAAGCTAATATCCTACTTAATGGTATCACTAAAAAGTTTAATTTTCGGTAAATCTGTAATTGCAATGGATTATATTACAGAAGAGACTAGAGAAGGAGTACACAAGGCATATATTCCGAAGTGGCTTTTTAAGCCGCCTTATGGGTATCCTAGATATGCAAATATGCCCCTTGTAAGATGGCTTGCTAAGACGCCTTATGCTGATATGTGTATTACTACGATTATTGATGAACTGACTTCTATTCCATGGGATATTGTAATTGAGCCAGGTTTTGAAGATTTATATCTTGACGAAAACGGAGATATTAAACCAGAGAAACAGAAAGAAATTGACCATGTAAAAAGATTCTTTGAAAATCCAAATACCAATAAAGAGACTTTTTCAGATGTATTTATTGAGATGCCTGTGAGAGATATTCTTGAAGTCAATGCAGGAATCTTAAACAAAGTATATAATCTTAAAGGTGACTTGGTAGAAGTTGTAGCTAAGGATGGAAGTTCATTTACTAAGAACCCAGACATACATGGAATGTTCACAGACAGAGAAGATTTAATCATTCCTAAAACTATTGTAAATTCTCCTGGAGAAGTCGTGAACGAGTTTGAACACATACATGCTTCAAGAGTCAGAGAAGATGCAGCATATTTTCAGTATGGTTGGATTGCTGGACCAATGCCTATACCTTTTGGAAAGAAAGAAATAATCTGGCTTGAAAAGATGAAGCGTACTGATGAGATATATGGTTATTCTCCTATTCAGGTTTTGGCTAATTCTCTTCAGATGCTTATTTGGATGATTGATTCTGACTTGGAATATTTTAATGAAAATAATACCCCTAAAGGAATAATTGGGCTAGAAGATTCTGATGAGGACGAAATCAAAGCGTTCAGAGACCAATGGTATAATATGCAAAGAAAAAAGGATGAGTTTGGGAATTATAAAAAGATGATGCATAAAGTTCCTATTGTGAACAAGATACCTAAGTTTACCAGGATTGAGTTCTCTGCTTCTGAGATGCAGCTTATAGAGAAACAAAAATGGTATTCTAAGATGGTGTGGGCTGTGATGGGGGTCACAGGAGTAGAATTGGGATATACTGAAGATGCTCAAGGTCAAGCCAATCAGATAGTTCAATCAAAAGTATTCAAAAAGAAAGCTATAAATCCTATGCTAAGAAAATTATCTGCGCATTATAATATGGAAATAGTCAGCGAATTTGAATATGAGCATCTTATGTTTAAGTTCTTAGTATCTGACATTGATGAAGAAAGAATCAAATACGAACTTTTCAAGCTCCAGACAGAAAGCGGACTAAAGACTTTAAATGAATGCAGAAACCAGGAAGGTTTAGACCCTCTTGATTGGGGGGATAAGCCACCTAGAGACTGGCAAACTAGCGAGAACTCCTGGAATGTAGGCTTTGAAAAGCCTATGAATGAACGAGAAAAGGAAGCGCAAGAGACAGATGATAAACTTAAATTGCCAAAGAATAAGGAAGAAACTGGCAAACCTAAGGAAGAATCAAACGAGTTTCAAACATTTGGCAAATCAGAGATAAAACATAAATATATCAAACGTACAGGTTCCCCTGGCAATTATACTTATTGGTATCGTGACCCTAAAACTGGAAAACTATACTCTGGTGATACTCCGTCAAAAAAACCAAATAAAGAAGAAACACCAAAACCTAAACAGGAAGTTGAAGTAAATCAAGCATATATAGAGTCATCTGAATTTGATAAAACCTTAGAAAAGAGAGGGTTATCAAAGGAGCAGATTGAAGATTCTAAATATCTTGCAGAAGATTTGTTAGATGTTGGGGCAGAGATAAACCCTCAAGGATATGTAAAAGTATACCATAGAACCAGCGAAGGCAATAAAAAGAAAATATCATCTAGTGGAAAAATGATAGGTAGAGAAGATGGCATATTCTTTTCTACTAAACAAGACGGTCAAGCAGAAGGGTTTGGAGATTCTATGGTTGAATTATTTATCCCTTTAGAAGATTTACAGCTTGATGATATGTTTGAAGATGAAGCTCATGTAAGAATACCTACCTCTAAACCAAATGAATCCGTTGACATTTCAAAATATGTCCCAACATCGTCAAAGGCAGAAAAGAAAGCAGTTTCAACCGAACATCACCCACTTATCCTTGGCGAGAATGAAAGACCTACTGGCTACAAAAGATTAGAAAAAGCTATCTTATATGTCTTAAAAGAGAACGAAGAAAACATTAAAAAGATTCTTGAAAGTGAGATGAAAGAAAATGCAATAGGAGGACTTAAAGATATAAATTCAGTAATAGCCAAGATAAAAGCTCTTCTTTCATTTGAAGGCCTAAGGAAGATTATAAAAACCTTAATGACAAATAATTATCTCAAAGGATGGGATGAAGCAGAAGAACAGATGGATATGAACTTTGTCCCTGATTCTGATGCTATTGAATACCTATCTGATTATACTTTTGGAAACATAAAAGGCATGAATGATGACATTGCAAACAAGCTAAGGCAAGAACTTCAAAGAGGATTCATGGAAGGTGAAGGAATAACTGACATAAAAGACAGAGTCAGCAAAGTCTTTGATGTTGGAGAAAATCGAGCTGAGATGATCGCGCGGACAGAATCAGCAAATGCAATGGCCAAAGGGAAATATCATGCTTATGTCAAAGCAGGCGTAAAGATGAAAAAATATATTTCTGTGCATCTGGATAATAGGACTTCTACACTTTGTAAAAATCTTGATAGAAAATATGGTGATGAAAGTAAAGCCATCCCTTTAGAATCTAAATTTAAATATGAGGGTGAAGAATGGATTACAAATCCCTTTCATATTCAGTGCAGGAGCGACGTTCTGTACGTAATGATTGAAGATAAAGAATAATCCTTTATTTTTGCTTGAGCATAACCATATTTATATACTTCAAGGTTTAAAATGTAAACCATGAGCAATAAATCTAATAGTAAAGTGTTTGTTTTCTATTCGGATAAGTTGAATTATTCTACTTCTGAAACTAAATCAGGTAAGAATTACTTTGTTGAAGGACATGTTGCAACAGGAGATTTAGATTTAGTTGGTGACATTGTTACAAAAGGCTGCATGGATGACATGACTGAACAGTTCAATGACAGAGTTATTAAGCTTGACTTTGAACATGAAGCGTTCAGAGGAAAAAGTCAGACTGAGGCAGAGATAAATAAAACCAGGATGCCATTAGGCAAAGCATGTGACAGAACCAGAGATGAAAAAGGAGTAAAGGTCAAATGGCAGCTTAATCCTACTTGGAAGAAATTTGATGAGAAAGGAAACGTCACTATGACATTTAAAGACATCTGGAGCAATATAGAAGCAGGATATTATGATGCGTTTTCTATCGCTTACATCCCCACCAAGACTGCAAGCAGTTCAGTTGATGGCAAAGATGTAAGACTTTTAGATAGAGTTAATTTGATGAATGTTGCACTTACAGGTAATCCAATAAATCAAAGTGCAAAAATGACAGCTGTGATGGCTAAGAGTTTAGAATACATAAATTCAAAAAACAAGGATGGTGAGAATATGCAAGAAATCAAAGAATTGAAAGACCAGATTGATACTCTCAAAGAAGAGATGAAATCTAAGGATACAGAAATAACAGACTTGAAAGCAAAAGTCAAAGAAACAGAAGAGAAAGATGATACTGAAGATAATGCAGAAGAGGGCAAAAAGCCAGAAGAGAAATCTGCGGAAGAAACAGCTATGCTTGAAGTTAAATCTGAACTGAAAGCACTCAAAGATAATGCTGAGAAGAAAGACAAAGAAATCAAAGAATTGAAAGATGTTGTTGAAAAAGCTAGGCATAAAGCAATTGGTGCTGAAAAGAAAGGCGAGAACAACGATGCAGATTTAGAAATAAAGGGCATAGGCGCTCTTGATATGATTTAGGGGTGAAATACAATGCAAAGAAAATGCACAATACAAGGAAGAGAATTTGAGATAGGAACTAAAGGCATGGAAGCTGAAATGAAGCATCTCGCAGGACATGGATACAATCAAGTTGGTGTATATCAACATTCTTTCGGACCACTACAAGATAAGTCTTGTTATTTCGATGGAATAAGAGCTTCAACTGATATGAGGCCAGTTCTTGAGAGCGCAATGGTTAAAGGTATGAAATCTTTATCTAGCACAACTGGTGGCGCAGGAACAGCAGGATATGCACTGATTCCAGTATACGTGGACCAGAGAATCGTTGACCAAAGTAGGAAATATACTCCTCTTGTTGAATTGATTCCAAGAGTTACAAACATGGGTATGACTGCTGATTACAACATAATCACTGCAAAAGGTGGCGGTTATACTGCTGCTGAAGATGGTGCAACCCACGAAACAAATGACACATACGACAGGCAAAGCGTAGCAATCAAGTTCTTGTATTCAGTAGGAAGAGTTACTGGACCAAGCCAAGCTGCAATGCCAAGTTACATCCTTGAAGGATTCCAGCCAAGCGGTGCAGGGAATACAGCAGGTTCAACATTTGGACCAAGCGCAGCACCTAACGCAAAGCAGGTAGAAGTTCTTATGAAAGCAAGGGCAATGAAAGAGTTAGAAGAAAACTTGATAATCAACGGAGATGCAAGTTCAGATGCTACTCAGTTCAGCGGAATTGTTGTACTTCAGGGAACAACTAACCAACTGGATCTAAACAGCGCACCTGTCACATGGGATGATGTTGAGACAGTAATTCAGTATGCTTTTGATGATGGCGGAAGACCTAAATTAGGTATAGCTTCAAGTTCAGTAGTAAGTGATTTAAGGAAGATAATGATAGACCATTTCAGGATGTCACCATCTGATTTAGGTGGAGAGATTGTGTTTGGAATACCATCTAAACTTATCCTTGACACGATGGTTGGACCAATACCAGTTTTACCTAGCATGTATCTAAGCAATACAAGCGGCGCAAAACAGATATTCTTCCTAGATACTGACTTCATAGAAATGCGTGTT